AAGTTCTCCGGGTCATGCTATAGATGATTTTTATATCGGCGATGTAAATCAACAAAGAGAAAATTATCAACTTGAGCCAGCGGCAGTAATTAAAGACGATTTAGGTAATGTTAATTTTTATAGAGACTATAATGATTACATTAATCAAATTAAAAACTTAGACGGCACAGTAGATGACCATAGCATTTTAAATAGACAAGAATACTATGCATGGAATCCTCATATCAATTGGGATAAATTTGTAAACTTTCGTGAATATTATTGGCTGCCAGACGGTCCTCAAGCAATCACAGTATCTGGTGTAAGCGATCTAGTTGTAAGCACATACACTGTAAGATCTATAGACAACACAGATAATTTTGCATATATTTTATCTCCTGACGGTATTACACAAAATCCTCAACTAACTTTGTACAGAGGTGTTACTTATAGATTTGAAATAGACACACCAGGATTGCCGTTTTCACTAAGATCAAAAAGAGAAAATGCTCCAGCTTGGGTGCCAGAAACTTTGTATTCTATTGGCGAAAGAGTTTTTTATCAAAATACAATTTATAAATCGTTACAAGACTTTAGAGCATCTAAAGAGTTTACCGATGATGCAAGTAAGTGGGAAATAGATACTACATTTAATTTAACTAGGGAAGTTAGTGATAATGGAGTAGAAAAGGGAGTAATCGAGTTTACTCCCGACAACGGCACTCCTAATGAAATTTACTATGTTGCAGACACTGATGTAAATGCAGGAAATTTAATAAGAATTTACGATATTGACGAAGCATCTTCATTAGATGTAGGTACAGAAATATTAGGAAAGAAGACATATACTACTAATAGTGGTATAGAAATATCAAATGGTATGAAACTTTCTTTCCAAGGAACTGTAATACCTGAAAAATATAATACAGGAAATTGGTATGTAGAAGGTGTAGGTGACAAAATTGTTCTTATTTCTGAAGTAGAATTAAATGTACCTAGTTCTTTTACTACTGACCTTGAAGTAAGTTTTGACAATGACGGATTTGACAACTTGCCATATTCTGAAGCAATTGGTTATCCTGTCAACAAAGATTATATTACAATTAACCGCGGTAGTAAAGATGGTAACCTTTGGTCAAAATATAATAGATGGTTCCATAAAAGCATTATTGAAAAATCTGCAAGTATAAATGGTATACCTGCTAATATAGATCAAACAAAAAGAGCAGTAAGACCAATTATAGAGTTTGAATCTAATTTAAAATTATTTAATTTTGGAACACAAGTTAAAAGTAACATCGACTTAGTTGATGATTTTACAATTGATGTTTTTAGTACTATAGAAGGATCTGAAGGTTACAATGTTGACGGAGTAGATTTAGCCAACGGTATGCGAGTTATGTTTACCGCAGATACTGATGAAAGGGTAAATGGTAGAATTTACGAAGTAAGTTTTATATTGTTTGGAAATTCTAGACAAATTGCGCTTTTAGAAGTTGAAGATTCTGCTCCAATCGAAAATGAAGTTGTTCTTTGTAAAAATGGAGAAGTTTACAAAGGTAAAATGTTGTTTTACAACGGAACACGTTGGCAACTAGCTCAAGACAAAACAACAATTAACCAGTCGCCTTTATTTGACATTTATGATGTAAATGGTAACAGTTTAGGAGATACTAATTATTACGAATCGCAAGACTTTACCGGAACAAAACTTTTTTCATATAAAGTTGGCAGCGGCACAAATGATACAGAATTAGGATTTCCTTTATCTTATAGAAGCATACAGAACGTAGGTGATTTAGTTTTTAACTTTGACTTACTTTCAGATGGCATTGCATATGTCGATGAATCTTATAGTACAACGTTGTCCGGTATAGGTTATTTAAGAAAGTATAACGGGCTTTCTGACTTTGAGTATGTAAACGGTTGGAAAAAAGCAGACACTTTAAGTAGTCAAAATGTTATTAGACAGTATGATGTAGATAATACAAGAATATCATATCCTATTGATGTATATGATGAAAGTGCATTATTAGAAGATTTATGGATTAGAGTTTTTGTTAATAATCAAATTCAACAACCTAATATAGATTATACTCTTACAACAAATAACGAAAATCAATCTGTAATTAATTTTACAGTAGCACCTAATTATGGCGATGTTATTAAAATAAAAACACGTAGTTCTGCTGTAAAAAATGAAAACGGTTACTACGAAATAGCAAATAATTTTGAAAGAAATCCTTTAAACGAAAACATAACTGAATTTACACTAGGCGAAGTTAATGACCATGTAAGGTCTATCGTAGAAGAAGCAGATAATTTTGATGGTTTATTTCCCGGAGTAAGTAATTTACGTGATATTACAGATATTACAAAATATGGTAAAAGAATTGTAAAACATTCTGCACCAATGAACTTAGCATTATATCATTTACTAGACAAAGAATCTAATTTAGTAAAGGCTATAAAATATGCTCGAAGAGAATACGGAAAATATAAAAGAACATTTATAAAAAAAGCCGAAGAACTAGGTTTTGACGGACCAGTTAAAACACACGTAGATTTAATCTTACGTGAAATGCTTAAAGATAAAACAAATACAATGCCGTTTTATTTTACAGACATGATTCCTACAGGAGCATCGACTCGTAATGTATTTGAAATAAATGACATCGATCTCCAATTTTTTGCATTGACTTATCCATTTAGTTTAGAAAATGCAAGCGATAAAGCTGTGCAGATATATCAAAACGGCATTCAATTAGTACACGGCGTTGATTATACTTTTAACAGCGAAGGTTTTGCTATTATTACAACTATAAAGCAAATCGGCGATGTCATAGAAATTTATGAATATGAATCAACTAACGGATCTTTCTGTCCTGCTACTCCAACAAAATTAGGGTTATATCCTAAGTATATTCCTACTAAATTTATTGACGATAGATATTTAGAACCTACTGAAGTAATTCAAGGCCATGACGGAAGTATTATAAAAACTTATGGCGATTTTAGAGATGAGTTAATTCTTGAGTTCGAAAGAAGAATTTACAATAACCTTAAAGTTGAATATGACAAGGATCTGTTTGATATTAGCGACTATGTGCCTAGCGAATATAGAAATACAGGTGTTACTAAAAAGCAGTTAGATGACACAATGTTAAGTGATTTTGTTCAATGGTTGCAACTTGTAGATAACGATTACACAGACAATATAAACTATATTAGGGAAAACTCTTTTACATTTAACCATAAAGGAATGTTAGATCCAAGCGGTAATGCAATTAGCGGTTGGTGGCGCGGAATTTATAAATGGGCCTATGATACAGACCGTCCGCATACTCATCCTTGGGAAATGCAAGGCTTTACTATCAAACCTACTTGGTGGGACGAACAGTACGGAGAAGCACCTTATACAAGTAATAATTTCCTGTTATGGGAAGATATTCAAAACGGTATAGTTAGAAACGCACAAGGTTCGTATACAGTTAATGAAAAATACAAACGTCCGGATTTATTAGATCATTTGCCTGTAGACGAAAATGGCGAGTTGGTAAGTCCTGTATACAGCGGTTATGTCAAAGAGTTTATTACAACTGACCTTGATTTTAACTTTGTATATGGCGACCATAGTCCTGTAGAGACTACATGGAGAAATAGCTCAGAATATCCATTTGCTTTAGTTGCGTCTATATTTGTTAACCAGCCTAATAGGTCAATGAGTGTAGCATGGGACAGACTTCGTCAAAAAAGAGGATTAGTAGATGACATTATCTATGATAATCCTAATGTTCAATTAAAACTATCTAATATTGTTTTTCCAAATACTATAAAGGATACACAACGAGTTTATACAAGTGGATTTGTTAATTATGTTTTTGATTATCTATCTTCTGATGTTACTGTAACATATGATTCGTATAAAAATAATTTAAAAAATATTTCAAACTTTATAGGATTTAAATTAGGAGGATATACTTCTAAAGACAAATTTAAATTATTGCTAGATAGTAGAACTCCTTTAAACGAAGGAAATGTTTTTGTACCTGAAGAAAATTACAAAATATTTTTAAACACAAGTAGTCCTATAAAAAATATAACCTATAGCGGTGTAATCATAGAAAAACAAAGTTACGGTTTTGTTGTAAAAGGCTACAATGTACAACAACCTTATTTTACATATTATAGACCGTTTGAAATAGAAAGTGATCCTGTTATTAATGTGGGCGGCGTAAGTCAAACATTTATATTATGGGATTCTAATAAATTATATAGTGCAGGATCTATTGTAGAATTTGAAAATAATTATTATCGTGTAACAACAACACATACTAGCACAACTGAATTTGATAGTACAAAATTTGCAAAAATTCCAGAACTACCAGTTGTAGGTGGTCGTCAAGCAGTATTTAGGAGAACATTCTCAACAATTCCTGAAAAAGTTTCTTACGGAACAGTTTACACAACTATACAACAGGTTGTTGACTTTTTGTTAGGATACGGAAAATATTTAGAAAGTCAAGGCTTTGTTTTTGATTATTTTGACGAAGAAAATGGTTTTATTGCAGACTGGCAAACTAGCTCCAAAGAATTTATGTTCTGGACAACACAAAATTGGGGAGCAGGCAGTGTTATTACCCTAAGCCCGGGCGCATTTCAAATTAAATTTAATTCAGAGTATTCTATAGTAGATGATATTTACGATACTTTTTATGGATACAGTTTATTTAAAGCTGATGGCAAAAAGTTAGAACCGTAGAATGCTAGACTAACGAGAGAGAATCCAAACGAATTTGTAATTAAGCCTAAGGCTACTGCTGATGGTATATTTGGAATTAGATTATCTCTTGTTCAAAAAGAACATGTAGTTTTAATAGACAACAAAACAGTGTTTGGAGATATAATTTATGATCAAGAACCAGGCTATAGACAAGAAAGAATTAAAGTACTAGGTTATAGAACTACAGACTGGGACGGTAGTTTAAATGTTCCAGGTTTTATTTTTGATAATGCAAGAGTTACCGAATGGGAACAATGGAAAGATTATGCTATAGGTGACCTTGTTAAGTATAAAGAGTTTTTCTACACTGCAAGAAATAAGGTTCCGGGTAATAATGTATTTGATGCTAATCAATGGGTACGTCTGTCAGAAGACCCAGAGATGAAACTTATTCCAAACTTTGAATACAAGGTTAATCAATTTGCAGATTTTTATGATTTAGACACAGATAATTTTGATATAGAACAGCAAAAATTTGCACAGCATTTGATAGGATATCAAAATAGAGACTACCTAGCAAATATTATTAATGATGATGTAAGTCAGTATAAGTTTTATCAGGGAATGATACAAGATAAAGGCACACAGAATGCCTTAGATAAATTGTTTAATGTATTAAGCAGTGCAGACAAAGATAGTTTAGAATTTTATGAAGAATGGGCAATCAAATGCGGCCAGTATGGCGCAGCCGACGGATTTGAAGAAGTTGAGTATAAATTAGACGAAAGTAAAATGCGCCTAAGTCCGCAAAGTTTTGAACTAGTAGATAGAATCACTGGATTAGAAACTGATTTAGTTTACAGAATACAGCCATTTGAAACATATTTGCGTCCGCAAAATTATAATCATGCACCATTTCCTGAAAAGTATGTTACTAAAACATACACAAAAAATTCTGGTTATGTAAATTCAGAAGATGTAGAATTTGTTCTAAATCAGTATAATAGTTTGTTATCTTTAACATTTGCAAATATTAGAGAAGGTGACAAATTCTGGATAGGCAATGATAATTTAATCTGGAATGTTTATACTGCTCTACGTACAGATTATAATATTACTAGTATAGAACAATTGGGATCGAGTGGCAAACTAATACTAGATACTACAAGAATAGATGATATATCCAAAGATGATATTATAGGCGTTTATAACATAGACGGAATTGCAAGTTTTTACAAAGTTAGCTCTGTATCGGGAACAGCTATTGAAGTACTTGATGATACAGGTCTTGCATCAGCAACAGAAACTGAAAATCTTAATGGTAGAATTATTAAATTTGTTGATTCTAGGGTAGACGATATAGATACAGCAAATAAATTATTACAACAAAATAAAGAAACAATTAATAGACTTTGGATAGATAAAGATGCTAAAGAAGAATGGCTGGTTTTAGATAGAACAGATGCATTCCAAGAAAAACAAATATTAGTAAATGAAACAGCAGGTGAAGACGCCAACTTTGGAGTAGCACTAGCAGTCAATAAAGCTAACACTGTACTTGTAATCGGAGCACCTGATTCAAACAACGGTAAAGTATTTGTTTATACTAGAGCAGGTTCTGTAGGTACTTGGAAAGTATCACAGATTTTAGATGCTGATAATAGTGTAGCAGATAATGGCCAACGATTTGGTGCCGCACTTGCGGTATCTACAGACGGCAGATACTTAGTAATTGGTTCCCCTGATGCGTCTAATGTAACAACATTGTTTAAAGATAATTTTGTTGAGTCTTCTAATTACTCAGATAGAGACATTGTAAGGTACCAAGACAGTTTATGGCAAGCTACTACAGACATTTTAGGTGCAGTTGACAATATTGTATTTGGAAGTTTTGAATCTATTGCACGTATTAGAACAGAACTAAACCTTACTGCTTCAGACAGCGAAAATACACCTACGTTAATGACAGGTAACTATCCATTTACTGGCACAGAAGTTGATCATATAATTGTAAGAGCTCCGTTAGATATGTATCAAGGTTCAGGTATCGGAGATACATTAAAACTAAAATGGAATACTTTAAGTTATGCATATCAGGATCAGATACAAGATGAATTAGAAGCAGTAGAGCCGTTCCAGGGAGATATTCCTGGATTAGATAGCTCTTTTATTTCAGGCGATCATACTATTCAAGAAAAAATAGATGTGATACTATTTGTACCAGAAGCAAACGTTATTCCTTTAATAGGTCAAGTTGTAGAAGTGGCTGGCGGATTTGGTACTGTAAGTTACACATTTAATCCTTCTACTGAACAAGATGCTACTGCAAATACTACAATTTATTTGAAAGATGTTAATGGTAGTTTTGGAACAGCTGGATCTTTAACTACTACTATTGGTGAATTTGTTGGTGAATATGAAACTGTAGCACCTATTGATGAAGTAATTGGGTATGATGAATATTGGGGAGGATATTGGAAAATTAATCTTCCTGCAAATGTAAATGTAGATCAAATTAATTCAGATACTGGTAGAGGTTTAGTTTATTTTGATATTGTACCAAACGGAGAAGCTGATCCAAATAGATTCTATTATAACATTTTAGACTATAGAGCTGACGAAGTTTTAGCAAATAATCCTTTTTATTCAGACGACGACATTTATACTAGAATTGCTAATCTTTCATATTACGGAGCACCAGGACCGTTAAATGTAACAGATGATTTTGCAAGTAATATATTTGTTGTAAAAGCGCCAGATGAATTAACTAATAATTTGAATGTAGTTGCTCCTGGTGACGACGATAACGATACTATTGATTTATTTTACAATTCTCTTCCGCAATTTGAAGACGGAGTATGGCAACCATTAACAAATTATGTTTCTGGTACAGTTTTAAAATATGCAACTAGTGCATATGATACAATATACTGGAGAGTTAAAACTGCTCACACAAGTCCAGAAGAGTTTTTAGACAATAATGACCAATTTAATAGCTTGTTTTATGAACCGTTAGACGGATTAATATTTAAAGACCCTAGCGATATCGGTCTTGCTATAGAAACATTGAATAAAACACATAAAGTCTATGACATTTATGACGGATTTATTGATGTAGAACTTACAATACCAAATCCCTTAGATCAAAATTTATTTAAAGAGCCAAAGGTAGGTCTTACTATTAGAGATACTGTAAATGGCGGCACAGCTGAAATAGCATTTTATCAGAAATTTAACGGTCAGGATACTAGATTATATTTGAAAAACGTATCTGGTACTTGGGCGGCAGGACAAAAATATGGAGATAATAGATCGGTTGAATATCTAAGCTCTACAGACCCAGCCGACGCAGGAACAGAATATGATCTTCCTCCAAAAAATGACGGGTCACCAGGCTCAGCAGAATTCGGACAAATTAGAACGAGAAGTTTTTCATTACCTCAAGCTGGTATAGGAAAGTTAATTGCAATCGATGCAGGATTCCCTTTACCTGTAACAGAACAACAAGTATTAGTAAATGTTACTGGGCAAAATGTATCAGACGGTGCTCAAGGTCCGGAATATTGGTTTAGCAGAGAAGGCGATGTATTTGGTATACCTAGAACAGCTAATGCTCCTGCAGAAAATAATAATGATTGGACTGAGGTATTTAATTTACCAGTAGTTGCAGGCGGAACAAGTAGCGGACTTGAAAAAGAAGGAATGTATACTGTCTTTGAAAGACGAGGTACAGGCCTATACAACAAATTAGGTGCATTTGCAATACCAGATAGAAGTAATTATAATAAACTTGGTCACCAACTTAAAATGTCTAAATCAGGCGACTTGTATAAGTTGTTTGTTAAAAGTTTAGGAAGTTATCCGCAAAATGATAAACCTAACAATTTAGTCTATGATGATAGCAAAGGTAGGATTTACATCATTAATAATGGTGTAAATGATGATTATTCTTTTGGTTGGGAATTTAGTAGAGATAAGCAATACAGAGGACAGTATCAAAACACCAGAACATATTTTGAAAATGATATTGTATATTATGATGGTAATTTGTATGAATCTGTTACTAATATGGCTCCCGGATTATTTGATATTTCAAATTGGACTTTATTAGAAACAAACAAAGATTACCTTGGTTATATACCTAATGATACAGGACTTTTAATCGGAGATGACATCAGCACAGTGCTTGATCAAGATCTATTAGCAGAATTTGCAGAAAGTTTTGATGTAAGCGAGAATGGTGAAGTTTTAGTTGTTTCAGTAAAGTATGAAGATAGTAAAGATAATAGTTTAGTTGTTTATAGAAACGACGGCGGATCTTTTGTAAGATATCAAAAAATACCGGCTCCGAGTAAAACTACCGAATACGGATCTACTATTTCTATTAGTGCTGATGGCAGAATCATAGCAGTTGGTGCGCCATTCAACGACGATAAAGGTGTTGATTTTGGAAAAGTTTACATATACAAACAAGTAAACGGAATATTTGAATTATCTCAAGAACTCTATAGTCCAGCAGAAGACAAAGCAGAATTATTTGGTTATAAAGTTGATTTTGATGGGAACAATCTTGTTGTTGGTTGTAGAAATGGCGACTCTTTTGTACAAGATACATTTGATAGTAATACAACAACTTTTGACAATGACTTAACTAAAATTAGGTCTTACGATAATAATTCTGGAGTAATTAGGGTATATGAAAGAATTGACGATTCTTTAATTTACGGACAGATGATAGATTTTGATGATAGCTCTACAATATTATTTGGTTCTAATATTAAAGTTTCAAACAATCACATTTATGCAGGTATGCCATTAGTTGAATATTCTGCAAACACGGCAGGTACAGTTGTTGATTTTTATAAACAGAAAGATATTTGGTCAGTATTAAGACAAAGTAAACCTACTGTCGATGTAAACAAAATAAAACGTGTTATGTTATATAATACTTCGGACAACGAAATAATACAATATTTAGATTATGTCGATGTATTACAAGGTAAAATTCCAGGACCTGCAGAACAAGAACTATCTTATAAAACGTATTATGATCCAGCAACTTATACAGTTGGAACAGGTGTAAATGTAGATACTACAAATAGTTGGGGCGAGATCCAAGTAGGTAAATTATGGTGGGATTTAACAACTGCTAAATTTATTAATCCTTATCAGTCTGATGTAATCTTTAGTGCAAACAATTGGAACAAAAAGTATTCAAATACTAATGCCATTAATGTTTACGAATGGGTAAAATCAACAGTACTACCTGAAGAATGGGATAAGCAAGCAGGAACTGAACGCGGAGCATCTAAAGGTATAAGCGGAAAAAGCAAATACGGAAATAATGCTTATGTTACTAAGCAAGTTTATGATAAAGCAAGTAAAACATTTACAACATATTATTATTTCTGGGTAGGACAAAAGACAACAGTACCTAATATAGAGGATAGAACTTTAAGTGCTAATAGTATTGCACAACTAATAGAAGATCCTGCTGGACAAGGATATAGATTTGTTAGCTTTATTAGTCCTACACAGTTTGCTCTTTATAATTGTGAATCGTTAATTAGAGGCAACGAAGTTGCTATAAGTGTACAATATTGGACAATAGAAGATCAAGATATTAATATACATAATCAATATCAAGTTATATCTGATGGATTAGAAACAAGCAAACCTAACAGAGATATTGAACAAAAATGGTTTGACAGTTTAATAGGTTGGGATCTTGCAGATAGGCCTGTACCTGCTCCGGAATTAAGTATAAAAGAGCGTTATGGTATTTTAAATAGACCTAGACAAACTTGGTTTGTCAATAGAGTAGAAGCTCTAAAAGAAGTAGTAAACAGAATAAACAGTGTTCTTTTAGATAACTTAATAGTCGATGATAAAAATCTTAACAGGCTAACTGAGAAAGAAGCAGAGCCCAGTGTTGCAAGTAGACTCTTTGACACAACAGTAGACACCGTAACTGAATTACAGTTTGTAGGTGTGTCTAAAGCTAACCAAGCATCGCTAACTCCTGTTGTAGAAAATGGCGAAATTGTAAGAGTAGAAATAAATCAACCAGGTAGAGGTTATTTACAAGCACCAACAGTAGAAGTATTTGGCACAGGACAAAATGCTGTTATAGAAACCGTTATAGATAGTAACGGAAAAATAACAGACACAAATATTATTAATGCTGGAGAAAATTACAATAGTTCAAATACATCTATTTCAGTAAGAAGATTTACAGTCTTAGTCAAATCAGATTCAACTGTAAACGGTAGATGGGCATTGTATGAAAGAGATACTACTACTGATGAATGGATTAGAGTAGCAAGTCAAAGTTATGATGTTAATCAATACTGGCAATATGTAGATTGGTACGAAGATGGTTATAGTCAATTTACAGAAATAAATCAATCTATAGACTTTGCTTACGAACTACAAGGCTTAGACAATGAAATAGGTGATATTGTAAAAATTCAATCTGTAGGCACAGGCGGATGGTTACTTCTAGAAAAAATTGATAACCAAACCGGTGTCGACTACACTATAAATTATCAAACAGTTGGCAGACAAAATGGTACAATCCAGTTGTCAGATACTTTATATGATGTGTCAAAAAATTTAGTAGGCTATGATACAACTACATTTGATACATTAACATTTGACGGTCAGCCAAGCGTAGAATTAAGAATTGTTCTAGAAGCAATTAGAGATGATATTTTTGTTGATGATTTAGCACTTGAATATAATAAATTGTTTTTCTCAAGTTTACGTTATGTTTTTGCAGAGCAAAATTATGTAGATTGGGCATTTAAAACATCATTTATAAAAGCACAGCATAACGTAGGAGAATTAGATCAAAAAATTAATTTCCAAAACGATAATTTGCCTAGTTACGAAAAATATATTAAAGAAGTAAAACCATATAAGACTAAAATTAGAGAATATTTAAGTAGTTACGAAAAAATAGATAATTCTCAGTCAATGACTACAGATTTTGACTTGCCTCCTTTATATATAGAAGGTACTGACAATATTATTACAAGAACTGTAAAAGTAATTGATGATAATTTAGTTTCACAAGAAGGACCAATTACAACATATCCTGATAAGCATTGGGCGGATAATGCAGGTTATAGTATTAAAGAAATAGCAGTTGCTGATCCCGGGTCTGGTTATGTTACTACACCTGTTGTAACTGTCACCGGCGGCGGCGGCACTGGAGCAATAGCAAAAGCCTCGCTTGGTAGAGGAGGCACGATTACTTCTATACAGATAGTTACAGAAGGATCAGGTTATCTTAGCATGCCAACAGTATCTATAGACGGAACTATAGCAGACGGAGGTCGTAGTGCAAAGGCTGTAGCAATTCTAGGCGGAAGTCCAGTAAGGTCGATGAATACTGTAGTAAAATTTGACAGGGTATCAGGAGAGTTTGAATTTATTAACCTATCTACAACAGAAAATTTTGTAGCAACAGGTAGTAAAGTATTCTTCAATTTACTATGGCCAATGGATTTACGTACAACTAAAGTTACAGTATCTATTGATAACACAGAAGTGTTAGCAGGAAATTATGCATACAAAAATATTTTAGATACTTCTAAAGGTTATGATAGATATTATGGTCAAATTGAATTTATAGATCCTCCAGCTGACGAGGCGCAAATAAAAATAGAATATCATAAAGATATTTCTTTGTTAAATGCTCAGGATAGAATTAACATAGCATATGAGCCTACAGTTGATCAGTTTGGTAAAACATTAGGTCAATTAATGACAGGTGTTGACTATGGAGGTGTAGAAGTTAAATCATTTGACTTTGGAGGAATAAGCGGATGGGATTCTGCGCCCTGGATGAGTAGAGGCTGGGATCTTTATGACACTACTTTTGAAGATGAAATAATTTATAGAAAATTAGTAGAAATTACATTCCCTGAAGATATTAACCTAAGAAGTGCAAGAATTACTCAAGATAATACTAATGCACAAGGTAGTGCTTCTGTTACAGGTTCTGCAAATGTTCTTAATGTTTCGGCTCAGTTCGATCAAGAATTTGATACCCAAAGCGAAATAAGATACGATGACAGTACATTATTAAGTACACAAATTGTAAATTCAACTGATACAAACATAAACATAGATACAGGTATAAACGCAAATGCTATACCTAGTAGCATTGTTAACTATTTAGAATTAGCAAAGCCTTTAGAAGACGGAGTAACATATAACATATATTTCAAAGCTACAGGCTCTGATATTGCAGTTAGACTTGATGATCCTGATTATGAAGGAGCTCCTTTATTAAATAAACCTGATGTTGTTATGGCGTCAATAGTAGGCGACGGAGTTACTACAAGAATTAACTTAGATAATATCAATATAACATTTGGACAAAGCGATGTATTCTACGTAAGAAAAATAACTTCAGATGGTGCATTTAAACCTGATAATGATTCTTATGATGCTTTAATACAAGGCGGCGATCTTTCATATCAAAGTGCTACTGGCTTGAATTCTGCAGATATTAACATAGACGGAGACGGTTTTGTTACTGTAACAACATCACAAGGCCCTGAGGAAGTTGTTCCAGGGCAAGTTGTTGATACTTTAGATATTACCGTATTTGAAAAATCAACAGGAGGAGCAAGTCAAATAGTTTCTAGAAACTATAGGGGAGACGGCCAGACTGTTAGATTTAACATAGGCGATTCGCCAGTTACAAGAGATAATCTTTTTGTAAAAATTGATAATATAATTCAAGAAAAGAATACTTATTATATTGATTTTAACACAAAAGATATTGTGTTTAATACTGCACCCGCAGATAATGCTATTATATTTGTTGCTTCTATAGGTTTGTCATCTATATCTATTATCGATATAGACGATTTTGTAGGCGATGGAGAAACTGTAGAGTTTTTAACAAATAGTAGGTTTGAAGAAAATTCTGAAGCATTTGTTACTATCAATGGAAAGGTTGTTAATGTACAACTGTTTAAAAGTGATGATACATATGAACTTCCAGGAAACTATGTGATTAAATTTGCAGAAGCACCTTTTGATACAGCAGTTATTAAATTGCTTATAGCTTCTAAAGGCTTAATTAATGTTGAATATAGTCAGGTAACCATAGACACTATTGTTGCCGACGGAAGTACACTGCAATACGATTTAGGTAAAGCACCATTTACGCAAAATCCGTCCAGAGCATTTATGCTAGTTAAAGTAAATGATAGATTTTTAAATCCAGGATATACAGAACAGTTTGAAGTTACATCAAACAGAAACTATACCTTTGATTTAACACAAGTTCCGGTAGGTGCTGTTAATGCATACGAGATTGAATTATATCTTAATGGTAGACAATTAGAATACTTACAAGAATGGACTTATCAAGGCGCTGGAGCATTTGACGATACAAAACCTGAAGATGAACAAGCAGGTAGCACAATAACACTAGAAAGAGGTGTAGGCGATCCTGGAGATAAACTACAGGCTTATATAATTACTGATGCTGAGTTTAAATTAGGTTATTATGAAAGTGATAACGATTTTATAAAAACTCCCGGAACAATTCATTTTAATGAACCGTTCAACGAAGACGATATAATAACTGTATATCAATTTAGTAATCATGACAGTCAGGGCATAGAAACACAAAAATTTGTAGTTTCAGAAAAAACTAAATTAACAGAAGGCACTACTGCTTACTATGAATATAGAAGACTAAGTAGAGGTATTATAGAACTTACAACACCAGCAGAAGATGCTCAATATGTATGGGTTTCTGTAAACGGAAATCTATTAACACCAAGTATAGATTATAGTGTAACATTAGATAATAGATACATTAAGTTACAGCAAATACCTCAAGAAAATGATGTAATTGTTGTACAACATTTTGCTAATGCTAAAATTACAGAAAGATTTGGATGGCGTCAATTTAAAGACATGCTTAACAGAACTCATTATAAGAGGTTAGAAACGTCATATGAATTGGCTGAAGATTTAGCATGGACAGATAAAACTATAAAACTTAAAGATGCTACAAATATTCCGGTACCTGTGTTTAATTCGGAATATCCGGGTGTGATATTTATTGAAGGAGAGCGTATAGAATATTTCCAAGTCGACGGAAATGAATTATTGCAAATACGTAGAGGTACATTAGGTACAGGTGTCAAGGATCTATACCTAGCTGGAACAAAAATTATTGAACAAGGTGCAGATACTAATCTACCATACAAAGACGAGACAGAAGTTGTGACAGTAGAAGCCGGCGGCTATGACATAGCAAGCACCATTTACGAAGATTCACCGGGTGTAACCGTAGAAAGATTTTATTTTACAAGCAACAACAATAGCGCATTTCCATTAGGAGGCGATCCAATACCTAGTATAGGATATCCTGGGCAAAGCTGTGTTGTGTATGGTACAGGTTTTGAAACTAATGTAAAAGCTATTGTAGGAGAAACCGAGTGCGAAACTACATACGTAAATGACACAGAATTGTATTTTAAAACTCCGGCATTACCTGTAGGAGCATATGATTTAGTAATTGTAAATCCTGCAACTAATGTTCCTATTGATAGAGCGCAGACTAGTGTAGTTGTTCCTAAAGCAATACCTTATTTGCAAATATTATTACCGTTTGCACCTACACCTAATCCAGCATCAGAAGATCAATGGAGCGAATTAGAACAAACAGGTTGGTATAAAGAACTTGTGTCTATACCAGTAAGTCAAGGTATTCCGGGACGAGGTTATATAATTGATTCTAAAGGAACTACTGATTTTACACAAATTGGAGCACCTAATAATTTATCTGGAACAGAATTTATCATACCAAGAGATGTAGATACAACACTTTTAACAGGTACAGGTAGATTACTTGATTTTGCAAGCATACCATATGAATATTGGGAAGCACAAGATATAGAAGTATTTGCAGGAGGTCGTAGACTTCGTAAAACACCTATTGCTGTTTATGATTATACAGCGCAGGATTCGCCAGAAGGTGATAAAAATGTAGAAGCAGAATTTGCTGTAAATAAAGCGATTGGTGCATATGTAAGACTTACATATCCACCTGAAAACGGAACAAATGTGACTATAGTAAGAAAAATAGGTACTGTATGGTCAAACCCAGGACAGAGGTTAGTTGATGCAAATAGTGACGTAGCTAATTTCTTACTATCAAGCACAACTGACGTACCACGATAAATACTGTATAGGAAAATAAAATGGCAGACAATTTTAAAGATCAAAGCGGTGTATTGCTACAAGGACATATTAAAATTCATGACCCTAAATCGGGCGAAGTTTTAATAGATAAACGTAATGCCATACACTATGAGAATATGAGTATATCTCTTGCAGAGTCTATAGGAAACAAGGGCGACGGTTGGATATACGAAATGAGTTTTGGTAATGGAGGCACTTCAGTAGATCCTACTGGAATAATTACATACCTCACACCAAATAGCACAGGAACTAATGCAAGTTTGTACAATCAAACTTATTCAAAAGTTATTGATGACAGAAGCGTAAACAATATTGATCCTATAAGGAATAAAATTGAAACACGTCATGTCAGCGGTACAAACTATACAGATATTTTAGTGACATGTTTATTAGACTATAGCGAACCAAGCGGACAAGATGCATTTGATACTGCCACAGATGAAAATAGTTCGTATATTTTTGATGAGCTAGGTTTAAGAAGCTATTCTGCAGATGGTACAGGTAGATTGCTAACACATGTAATTTTCCATCCAGTACAGAAGTCACTTAACAGATTAATACAAATTGATTATACAGTTCGTGTACAATCATTAAGCGGTTTTAACGAGGGGTAATTAAATGGCTTATCAAATACCCTATACAGATCAAACTAAAGGTGTTTTAATTGTTGAAGATAACACTATTAACAATGAAACAACTATAAAGTTACCAGGAAGAAATACTAGTAGTTACGGTGTAACTATTGCAGAAAATTTCCTACATTTGTTAGAGAATTTTGCAAGTGCAACTGAGCCAGCAAGACCTTCAGAAGGACAGTTATGGTATAACAGTACAGTAGGATCTGAACAACTAAAAATTTATGATGGCACAAGTTGGGTACCAGCAGGCGGATTGAATAAATCACCATCTGAACCTGATGTTGCATTGTCGCAAACTGGTGATCTTTGGGTAGATACTGATAACCAACAGCTTTATTTGAATTCAGGTTCTGGATGGGTATTAGTAGGACCTAATTTTAGTGATGGTTTAGTTACAGGTGCAACGCCTACTAATCTTGTTGGCACTGATAATGTAACATATACAGTTATACAAGTTGAAGTTGCGGCACAACCTGTTGCAATTATAACTAAAGACGGATTCACACCTAAAACAGTTATTCCAGGATTTACTACTCTTAAACCTGGTATAAATTTATCAACTAGAGATATATCAGGTACAGGAACTCCAAAATTCATTGGTACTTCTGAAAAAGCAGAATCTTTGATTGTTAACAACAATACAGTTTTAGCTGGTAACTTCTTAAGAGGCGACACAACTAGTACAACACTATTTCCTTTGAATGTACAAAACAATACAGGATTAACAGTCGGTACAGATGCCGCCCTAAACTTTGCAGTTGAAGGACAGGCAGGTATAATACAACACCAAATTGAAGGATCTAATATTGACGTTCGTGTTAGAAATCAAGGATCTACAAAAACAGTATTGCGTGTTGATAGTGCATTAAGATTAGGTATAAACAACGAAGCTCCTGACGAAGCACTAGATGTTGTAGGAAATATACAGACAGATTCAGGCGTATTCATTAACGGAACAACAGAAAGTCAAACTATTAGCACAGGTAGTTTTATTACCAAAGGCGGCGCTGGAATAGCAAAAAATGTTAATGTTGGAGGAGATTTAAAAGTAAGTAATCTTACTACGTTAGGTAATACTATACCTGATGGTAACAACACAAGGAATTTAGGTTCAGCAACTTCTAAATGGCAAAATGTTTATGCTACAACTTTCGTAGGAAACGTAACAGGTAATGTTAACGGTACAGTATCTGGTACAGCAGGTACAGCAAATAAACTAACATCTGCAAGTACATTTAGACTTATTGGTGATATTACAGCAGATGATGTTACATTTGATGGACAAACTGGCGGATCGTTAAAGATATTTGATACAAAACTACGAAATGATTTTATTGGTGATCAGGATGAAACATCTGTAACAGAAAGAACAGATGAAATTTTGATCAATAAAAGTACAGGATTGTTTAAAATACAACGTGACGACTTTTTAGCTGCCGTACCTAGCTTCTTTGCAGGAATGATTTTACCATATGCAGGCGTTACACCTCCTAACAGTGCATGGTTATTGTGTGACGGAGGAGAACACAGAATTTCTGACTATAACAACCCTGGTGAATTGTATGATGTAATTAAATTTTTATATGGAGCAAGAACACTAGAGTCTGTAACAAGTCCTGGAAATACACTAGCAGAAGCAGGATTATTTAGAGTACCAGATTTACGAGGCAGATTACCCCTAGGTGCAGACAACATGGGCGGCACAAGTGCTAACAATGTACAAGCAGATTATGCAGATGGTTTAGGACAAGTTGGCGGAGCAGAAGATAAGTTGCTTATTACTGGAAACTTACCTGATCACAAACACGATTTAAAAGGTGATGGTTCAGAAGGTGCTCAGTATTACGCAATTAGAGATATTAGCGGCACACCGAGTGATTCAGATGCAACACCATATGATTCACCAACAGGATCAGGATCAGGACAGGCACTTCCAAACAGCGGAGGAATTCAAAGTTATCCAGAAGATCAAATTCCGTTTAATGTTATGCCTCCTACAATGACGATCAACTACATCATTTACACAGGGAGGGCGTTAACCTAATGAGTTACAAATTAAATAAAACTGATGGCGAATTACTAGTAGAACTAGCAGACGGACAGATAGATACTACTACAACTGATGTAACTCTTATTGGTAGAAATTTTAAAGGGTTCGGTGAAGCAGTAAACGAAAACTTTATTAAAATTCTAGAAAATTTTGCATCAACCGGTGCGCCTAGCAATCCATTAGTAGGACAGCTTTGGTATGATACAAGTTCGCAAAGACTTAGACTATATGATGGTACTAGTTTTAGAACTTCGGGAGGACCGATTGTATCTGCTACTAGACCAGACATGGTTGCAGGCGATATATGGATAGACAACGCAAATAACAAAATGTATTTCTTTGACGGAACTGATCTTGTTCTAGTAGGACCAGATTATGATTCAGGCCAAGGGCAAACAGGATTTGAAGTTGTTTCTGTCATTGATATTTCTGCCAGAGAGCGTGTTGTTCTTAAAATTTGGATAGGCGGAACATTATTTGGTGTTATAACCAAAGAAGAATTTAGATTAAGCGGCACAAACAAAATGCCTGGATACCCTGATGATCCTGACGATGTTGTTTTTCCTGCAAGACAGTTATTTTTAAAAGGATTTAATTTAGTAGACTCTACGTTCTTTTATCAAGGAACTGCGGCAAAATCACGTTCACTTGTTGATGTTCAGGGTAATGCATTTACTAGTGCAGACTTTTTACCAACTACAGAAAATGGTGAAACAACCGGTAGTATTATTATTAGAAATCCAGCAGGTTTAGGTATTGCACTTGAGGAAGAAGAATATGCAACTCTTAAAGTTATAGGAACTACAACTTCTTTAGAAACGCAACAAAAAGAAACTGCTATAACAATTAGAACTAGAACATCAAACAGATTCGAAAATGCATTTTATGCAGATGGTGCAACTAGTAGGGTAGGTATCTATAGAGATGATCCCGAGTATACTTTAGATGTTGACGGAACATTTAGATCAACTGGCGATGCAATAATTGATGGAAATTTAACTGTAAACGGTAACACAACGTATATTAACATTGATAATTTACAAATTGCAGACATCAACATAGAACTAGGAGTAGTAGAAGGCGGTACACCGGGCACTGATGCTCAAATCGACGGTGCCGGCGTTATTATGAAATCTACTGATGGTGATAAATCAATTACTTTTGATAATGCTACTCAAAGTTTTGATCTAACAGAAACTATAAACATACCGCTAGGAAAAGATTATAGGATTGAGGATCAATTAGTTTTAAGTAGAACTACACTGGGGTCTACAGTTACTACTGCTAATGGATTAACTAGTATAGGCACACTTGTAGAGCTTGACGTAGACAACGTTAATATTGATGGAAGCACAATTACAGTAAGCACACCGTTAAACATAAATGCTTCGGGCGATATTTCTGTAACAAATAGTAAAATTACAAATCTAGCAAATCCTACAAATGCACAAGACGCTACAACAAAAACATATGTTGACACTCAATTAAGAAGTCAAAATTTTGCACTATCAATTGATATTACTGGATTGACTGTACCGTCAGTAGCTAATCCTTATACAGATGTAAGAGATATTTTAGAAGACATTGCAACGGCAGCTAATTTCGAAGATGGCGTCGAAGCAAGAATACATTGTACTTCTTATTCTAATGTTAACGTTACTGGTATTGACGTTCAAGGGGCAATGAACAAGAGTTACATTAGTGTCATGGCAGATGACAGTTCTGCTGTATCAGTAGTTGAAGATGTTAACTTTGATCCTGTTGCAGGATCTGCATCTTTTGTGCCTGACAGAAGTAATATGTTATTTAGAACAAGCGGAGGTACATGGGTTTGGGTAAGCACTACGTAGATCCGATAAATACCAATATAGATAGGGTTAGGCATGTCGTATTCAATTAATAGATTTGATAGAACACTTCTAGCAGTTATAGAAGATGGTACAATAGATAGAACTACTGAACTACAGTTCATTGGTAAAAACTTTGCCGGTTATGGCGAAATACAAAACGAAAATTTCTTATACTTGCTAGAAAATTTTGCAGGAGGCAATCCTCCTAGCAAACCTTTAAGCGGTCAGCTTTGGTACGATAGCGGTTCTAAAAAAATTAAAGTTTACGATAATAGTATATGGAGAACATTGGGTGTTACCCAAGTATCTGACACTGCACCAACTAATTTGCAAGAAGGTGATGCATGGTGGGATTCGGATAAAAAGCAATGGTATGCTTATAACGGTACAGCGTTAGAGCTAATAGGACCAGAAAAGGCAGGACCAAACACTACACGTATGGTAAGTGCTTTAGTATTAGATACAATAGGCACAGAACATGCAATTATAAAAGCAGTAGTTGACGATGTAGTAATGTTTGTTATAAGCGATGATGAATTCACGTTAAATGCTTCTAATCCTATTACTGGTTACACAATTATTAGAAAAGGTATAACACTTGCTGATTCACAATCTGCAGATGGAATAACTGATCCTGCTGAAACTTGGTTTTGGGGAACAGCAACAAATGCTGAATTGTTAGACGGATTAAATAACACACAATTTTTAAGAAGTGATCAAAACACTGCTCTAACCGGAGAATTTACATTATCTACTTCTGGCACTGGAATAAATTGGGTAGCAGGTGACATATACATTAAAGGTTATGATGCTGAACAAAAATTAGTTTTACAAAACAGAAGTACAGATAATACAATATTTTTAGCAGGTAACACAGAAACTTTAAAAATTAATCCAAGTGCTAATACATTAGGATTAACTTATCTTGGAAATACTATTTGGCACAGCGGTAATCACGGATCTGGATCTGGATTAGATGCAGATACTTTAGATGGTTACAATCATACTGATTTTCTTAAAGTAAGTGCAAAGGCAGTAGATGCAGAACTATTAGATGGTATAGATTCTACACAGTTCTTAAGAAGCGACGAAGATGATGTCCTTAATGGAAAATTAACAGTAAATGAATTGTATATTAATGCAGGCGAAGGTTTTGAATTTAAGAACGGCGGTGCAAGAACATCACTAAGCGGAACTGTAAACAATGACAGTAGAATCATAAACCTTAGAGATGGCAATCCTGCAACTGACGGAGCATTGTTTATTACAGCTGATAGTGTTAGTCCGGGTGATGCTCTTACAGAATTATTGTATATCGACACAGCTAAGTTTGAATGGAAGGGCAATGAAATATGGCATGCCGGTAATGACGGCCCTGGTTCAGGTTTAAACGCAGATACACTGGATGGATTACAAGCAGTAGATTTTTTAGAAGTAGACGGTAAAGCAGTAGCGGCAGACTTTGCAGACGAAGCCGCGTTAGCTAGAGATTCAAATACAGTCGGCGGCGTTGCACAAACTCAGTTTTATAGAAAAACTGGTGGCGCAGTTAGCGGCTACATTACTTTACATGCTGATCCTACAAGTGACATGCATGCCGCTACAAAACAATATGTAGACGATTTAGTTGCACAAAGTGATCCGCTTTGGGCAGGCGCTACAACATTCAGTAATGTAAAAGCAACTTATGCAAACTATCCTAATGGTACTAGAGTTTCATTTTGGGAAGAAAGAAACTACACAAGACCTGCAAACTCTAATGGTGGTAGTGTAAGTATAAGTGATAGATATAGACGTACAGTCAAAAAGACTGGTGCAAATACTTGGACTAACATCGGAGGTTAATTATGACAGAAATAACAAGAATTACAGCGTTAGCCCAATTTAATAAGTTAAACAATATGTTTACAATGGTGTTAGGAACTGTCCCAGACATGTCCTTATTAAATCATGACTATTACCTTTACAAAGAAATAGAAATTGATATTGACAACGAAACAGTTGTAGGAACATACGATAATTTTTCTATAGTAAATATACACGAGCAACCTTTAGAAATAAACGAAGATATGCTCAATGAACTTGCTAGGAATAAAATTGTAAAAGAATATCCAATAGAAAAGCAATTAACAATAATTGGCAATACAATAGAGCGTTTAGCCGATGCGGCAGGCGTTGATTCAACTGATATAAAAATTATGAATGATTATATCAACGAAATAAAAAGAGCCAATGCAATACGCAAACAATTCTATGCTAACAGTACAGAATACAATTATAAGAGTACTGAAGAATTAGATGAAATGATTGCTACAAAATATGAAGGTAGTATACAGGCTTATGAAGGACAATTTAGTGATTTATGAGGTTTTTGATAAAGACACAGTAGAATCTGTCTATAAACTCATTGAATCTATCGAAGAGCCTAGGTGGATTAGAAGAACTAAATTACAGCCGGGTAGAGCTATTAATAATTCTACATGTGCTTACGATTATTGTAACCATATGCAAATGAAAAAAGAAATGAAGGAACAATTAAAAGAAATTGCTCCTGTATACGAAGATTTTAAGTTAGCTGATTTAGCAGTTAACAGATATAAAATAGGAGATTATATAGGCCAGCACAAAGACAAACACGATTTTAGAAGAAACTTAGTTATAAGTTTACAAGAAAGCGGAGATGGTCTATATATTGACGAGGAAGATAAATTTGTAGAAGACAAAATAGGACAAGGAGTGCTTATTGAAGGGATAGGACCTATACATTCTGTTCCTCCTGCTAAAAAATTAAGATACTCTTTAGTTTATTTGTACGAGTGAGAAAAATATGCATGAAACACTAGAACAATTAGATAATGCTACTGTAGATTCTTTAATTAATATTAAAGCTGATGTTGCATTTTCTTCTAACAATGTAAGAATAGGCACTAACGGCTTAGACAAGTTAAGTGTATACAGTACATCAAAATGGCATGACTGGTCATTAGAACAAAGGAATAATTTTAAAACTTTGTTAAATGATCATATGTCTACTGCAATAGTTGGTTGGTTTTTAGAATTTCCAGGAAATACAGGATTTTTAGATGAAATGGACTATTGGGTAGATAAGCCAGACTCGGGAACTGTTGTAGCATATTCTTTAGTAAACAACAATTCAATTACAGTTGCAGGACAAACAGTAACTTTGCAAAAAGGCGAAGGTATAAAATTTAGTCTAAAACAAATACACAAAGTTGACATAGCAAGTAGTACAAGAAGCTGGGCTTGTTTGATGCAATTACAATAAATTGAAAATAGGAATAAATACAGTAGTTAATAGGAATCGAACAACATGGCTTACCAAATAGATAGATATAATAAAACATTACTCACTGTAGTTGAAGACGGTACTATCGATCAAACTACCGATTTGAATTTTGTCGGTAAAAACTACGCAGGGTATGGTGAAATACACAATGAAAACTTTTTATTCCTACTAGAAAACTTTGCAGGAGCAAATCCTCCTCCTAGAGCAATAAGTGGACAAATTTGGTTCGATTCTTCCCTAGCTAAATTAAAGTTTTTTGATGGTTCAAAATGGCGAACAACAGGTGGCGCAGAAACTACAGGTACTGCTCCTGCTGGTCTAACAGAAGGCGATTTTTGGTGGGATACAACTAACGAACAGCTATATGCTTATAATGGAACAGATTGGGTTTTAATTGGACCTCAGGATGCTGGCGAAGGCGTTACACAGATGCAATCACGTTCAATACGTGACAACTTAGGAGTTTCGCACAGTATTATTACTTCTGTAGTTAATGATACAGTAGTACATATTATATCTAATGATGCATTTACTATTGATAATACAGATGCTGAAAATGTAATTCCAGGTTTTGACATTGTAAAAAGAGGTATTACTTTAGTTAATACTCAAGCATCGACTGGCGGAACAACAACCTCAGAACATATCTTTTGGGGTACATCATCAAATGCGTTAAAATTAAATGGCATAGATGCAAGTCAATATGTAACATCTATTGTAGGACAGGCTACTATCTTTGAAAATGTAGTTCAGTTTAAAGACGATGGTTTTACTGTAGGTGATTCTAACGACTTACAAGTTTTTGTACCTACAGGAACTGACAACAAAATAGCAATAGCAAACACAATTGGTAATTCAATATTTTTATCAGCTAAGCCAGCCGCAGGAACACTTAAAAATACTGTAAGAATTACACCAGATGCACTTCTTCCAGGTGTTACAAACATAGAAGAAACAGACGAAAACGCATATGTAAGCGAAACAGTTGCTATTGGTAGTGCAAACTTCCCATTTAATGAAATATTTGCAAATAATTTTACTGGACTTGCAGAAAAATCTACAGCATTAGTTGTAAATGGTAATAATAGACAAGGCGATATAGAAGCAAATGCGAATACTATTGCTGTAAGAGATAATTCGGGTGACTTAAAAGCAAACCTATTTATTGGTACAGCACTAACTGCTCGTTATGCTGACTTAGCAGAAAAATATTTAACAGATCAAGAATACCCCGTAGGCACAGCAATGTGTGTTGGCGGCAAACAAGAAGCTACAGCGGCTGGTACTAGTTGTATGTGCATAGGAGTTATTTCAGATAAGCCTGCTTATTTGATGAATGCAGAAGCCGAAGGTCAAATTTTAGGACTAAAAGGTCGTGTTCCGGTGCGTGTTAGCGGACCAGTATCTAAAGGACAACCAGTATATGCCTGGCAAGACGGTGTATGCACAACTATTGCGTCAACAGGATTAGTTGGTATTGCTCTAGAATCTAGTAATGAGGAATCAGAAAAATTAATAGAGTGCGTTTTAAAGGTATAAATAACTACGTACTTAATAAGGAACATAAGATATGGCAGTATTACCGCAGGCAATCATAACAGCGTCAGATTACAATACACTACAAAACCGTATTGAACAAATTTTAGGTACAGGTAGTGCAATCGAAAACACTGGTTATGGACAAACAGTCACTAGCGGACAAGTCGCAGGACCTGGTCCTAGTAGCGACGGAGATATTGTTGATCACGAAAGAATGCAAGAGCTATGGGACGACATGGACCGTGCTTACAAGCATCAAAACGGCTCAAATTTAGGACTAACACAATTAGCTACCGGAGATTTGATAGGAGCCGATGTTTCTACATCCGATCTGCCAGCATTTAGTGATGAAGATGCAGACAATGACGGAAATATTGATTACTCATTAAGTAACATAGATAATACTCAGGGTTTTAATGATTACTTAACAATTATGACTGCCTTAGAAGCAGGCAAGGATACAGTCGCAGTTGCAGAAACAGTGTCAGATGGTGCTATTGTTCCCGGAGGTGATGCAAGAACAACTAGTTTTAATGGTACTATTGATTCAGAATTTACTGTGACTTTTTCTAGTGATGATGCACTACGTCATTTTTTTAATGCCGGTGGACAGATATTAATTGAAGGAACAGTTGAAAACGTAAGCGATACTACAGCAACAAATAATAAGGCTGTACTAAGAAATCAAGGTTGGCAGTCAATGGTTGAAAATCCCGGTACAATAGCATTTGGTTATAACTATACAACAATTGATGGCCAAAGCACTGGAGTTACTTATCCAGATGGCGCAATAGGCCAAAGGCAATTAACAACAACTTTCCAGACTATTTTTAGAAGAGATGCAAGTGCAAGCACCTATGGTGATAGTTATTGGACAATAGAAGCTAGAATAGAATCATCACTTACAAGACGTTTAAGATTTAAACTAACACTAGTAGATGACGGTCCAGAAAGTAACCTTGATGCTGGTGCAAAAGGAAGTATCGAACCTGGTGTAACTGAGCCAGTGACAGCAAATATTTTGTTTGATTATGGTGCAAGACGTCCTAGATCATTAGATTTTGAAACAGACGGCACTACAAGACGCTTTACTTTGCCGTATCCTACATTCGCAAATCCAAATACTTTCGAATAATTACTTGACATAGTACTGATATTCGTGTATAATATACACAATACAGGAGTATCTTATGGATGAAAAGTTAAAAAATGCTTTAGATTTTTCAAATTATATGGTAACGCTTAATAATCAAAGGCGTATATTGTTAGAACAATTTAAAGAAAACACAAAATACTATTATGGGGGCGGGCAATTTACAATTGAAACGTCATTAATGAGTCATTTGTCTGCATTATCTAATGTAACTAATAATGCAATCTTACTAGATGATAACAGTATTCCAATTCTAGTCGAAGATGTTACAGGTTTTCTTGCAGAAATTGCAAAAAAATATGACGAGAATCTACGTATATATTATCAAGAATATCAAAACATAAAAAATAGCAGAAGTGTAGAGAAACTAGTAGACGATGAGTAAAGGTATCTTAGTGTTTGCCAGAAATAGCAATACATTAAATTATATTTCACAAGCAAAAGACCTTGCTAAACGTGCAAAACAGCATTTAGATTTACCAGTATCTTTGGTAACAGACAAAGAAAGTTGTGAAGATGCAGATTTATCTGCATTTGATAAAGTTATTATCTTAGAAAATACTGTAGATAACAATTTTAAAACACACTATGACGGTTCAGGTAATTCAGTAAAGTCTTTATGGAAGAATAATTCTCGTAGCCTTGCATATGAGCTTACTCCTTACGACGAAACTTTAATGTTAGACACTGACGTTGTAATTTGCAACAATAATTTTTTACAATGTTTTAATCAATCCAATAATTTTTTAATATACAAACAATGTCATAATCTAGTAGACATGACAACAGGTATCGAGTTCGAAAGAATATCAGATATAAGTATAGATTTTTACTGGGCTACATGTGTGTTTTTTAGAAAAGTTTATTCTAACAAAATTTTCTTTGATTTATTAAAACATATACAAGAAAATTATCAACATTATAGAATTACATATTTTATCGAATCATTAAAATTCCGTAATGACTATGCATTTAGTATTGCTATTCATATTATGAATGGATTTCAAGCAGGCGATTTTGCAAAAGAAATGCCCGGAACTTTATATTATATCACAGACAAAAGCATTTTGTATAAAGTGCAAGAAAATAACTTAAAGTTTTTATTAGAAAAGCCAACCTATAAAAATCAATATACTCCATTATCGATAAAAAACGCTAATGTGCATGTAATGAATAAATTTAGTCTACAGAGGTGTATAGATGAGTAATAAAGGATTTGTATTGTATGCCGAAGGTGAGCAATATATACAACAAGCATATCTGTGTGCATTAAGTATAAAAAAATTTAATCAACATATTCCAGTAAGCCTAATTACTAATACTGATGTAGCAAATTACAAGTATATTTTTGATAAAATAATTCCTGTACCTACATACAATGGCGATAATAGTAGATTTAAAACCTATGCTAGACAGTTTATCTATGAACTGTCTCCTTACGAAGAAACAATTTCAATGGATAGTGATGTATTAGTATTGCATAATTTAGATTATTTCTGGCAAGCAATGAATACTGATGTTTATTATTGTGATACTGTCTTTACATATAGGGGCGAGAAAATAAAAGATACGTTTTACAGGAAAGCATTTATTAGTAATAATTTACCTAACGTTTATAACGCATTTTTCTACTTTAAAAAAAGCAAATATTCAAAACAGTTTTATACTACGCAAAAACATATAGCTGATAATTGGCAAGAATACTACAGGATATTCTGCCCTAAGAACATGCCTAAAGAACCTAGCATGGATATCATTACAGCAATTACCCATATTGTATTAGATATTAGACAAAAAAATAACATTATGCCTAATTTAGTACATATGAAACCTGCAATACAAAATTGGGAAAAGTATAGTGATAATTGGTCAACAAGAGTAAGCGTTTTTGTAGATGATGATGCAAATTTAAAAATAGGAAATCATGCTCAACACACTGTTTTTCATTATACAGATAATAGTTTTGTTAATGAGGATATAATTAGGAAGTTCGAAGATGTACAAGGGTAATATTGCACTAGGGTTCGATAAAAAAACTGGTAAAATCAAGCAAATCGGCGCACCTCCTATTGATGCTCCTTCGCAAATACAAGTTCCATATGAAATAGCCGGACCTATCCTTGAAGGTAAAGTATCAAAAAACAATTTTAGGGTAATTTATAATCCTGAAACGAAAAAATTTGAGTTAAAAGAAACAGATTCTATTAATAAAACTACATTTGATATTAATGATTTCCATCATAGCATTCCTTATTCGTATAGTAACAAAGATTGCACTATAGAAAAGGATAATACAACTAAAGTTTGGCGAATTATTCTTTCAGATGAATTGTGTACTAACATGAAAGGCATGTTTGTAGGTGAAACATTAAATTTTAGTGTTACTAAACATGGTGATCTAAACATATTGTATAGATTACTACGTGTAGACATAGAAGAACTATGTGAAACTGGTGTAATTGAGATTCCGTTCACAACTGAGGACGAGTGCAATCTTACAAAGTTAAGTATCTATACGCCTAAGCGTTTTAAAGACTACGGATTTAGAGTAAAAAATGAAACTTAGAGTACCAGACTATGATGTAATATACTTGTCGTATGACGAGCCAAACGCAGAAAAGAATTATGCAGATTTATGCAAAAAAATTCCTTGGGCAAAACGTGTTCATGGTGTTGAAGGTAGTGATGCGGCGCATAAAGCATGTGCAAATATTAGTGAAACTGATAGATTAATTATTGTAGACGGCGACAATATAGTAAATCAAGATTTTATTAATCAAGAATTTGTATTAGGCAATGATTTTAATCCTTACAAAACCGTTATAAGTTTTACTGCAAAAAATAACATCAACGGATTAGTTTATGGCAACGGCGGAATAAAGTGTTGGCCTAAAAGTATAATACTAAACATGAAAACACATGAAAACGCCGCCCCTGATAACCTACAAGCACAGGTAGACTTTTGTTGGGATATAAATTATTATCATTTGCCTGGAACATATAGTACTATTATGAATAATGCTACACCTCAACAAGCCTGGAGAGCAGGATTCCGCGAAGGTGTTAAAATGGCACTAAATGAAGGACAAAAAGTTTCTAAAGAAAGACTAAAAGGTTTACATTGGAAAAACTTGCACAGACTTTATGTATGGTTAATGGTAGGTGCAGACGTAGAAAACGGTAAATGGGCAATATATGGTGCAAGAGAAGGTTTGTACAAAACTATGTGTACAGATTGGAACTTTGTAAATGTGCGTGATTTTAAATGGCTGAATGAATATTGGAATAATAAGGACTTTTCATTCGTAGATAGTCCAATAGAAGATCTTGGATTTCAATTAAAAGAAGAATTAGATTTGCCTATAGCTGTTGAACCATTAGATGAAGATCAAAGCAAGTTCTTTAAAACTGTTTACATTAATCAAGAGCGATCTAGCTACAAAAATATATCTAATAGTTCAAGTATTTCTAATGAAGAATACGATATTGTGTTTATCAGTTACAATGAAGTTAACGCAGACAAAAACTATGAAAATTTAATTAAAAGATTTCCTCGTGCAAAACGTGTTCATGGGATAAAAGGAATCCATCAAGCACATATTGAAGCGGCAAAACAGTGTAGTACAGATATGATATGGATTGTAGATGGAGACGCAGTTATAAATGATGATTTTAATTTTGATTATGTGGTGCCAGCTAAGGAAAAAGATCACGTTCATGTTTGGCGATGTGAAAACAAAGTAAAAGGTTTAGAATATGGCTACGGCGGAGTAAAATTATTTCCAAGGATAGCAACAATAGAAATGGATACATCTAAACCGGATATGACTACAAGTATAAGTAGACATTTTAAAGCGGTAAAAGAAGTTTCTAATAGTACCGAGTTTAATACAGACCCGTTTAGTGCTTGGAAAAGTGGCTTTAGAGAATGTTGCAAATTATCAAGCAAAGTTATAGATAGACAAAAGGATGTCGAAACGGAATTACGTCTAAATATATGGTGTAGTGATAAAGGCAAGGACGAGCCATTTGGTAATTATGTAACTGACGGTGCAAGAGCCGGCAGAAAATACGGTGAAAGTAACAGAGGTGATATTGAAGCTCTCAAAAAAATTAACAACTTTGATTGGTTGAAGGAACAATTTAATGCTAGAAATTCATGAACTGCTAGATAGATATGAGTTGCTGTATCCAAACGACACAAATATATCAAATCTAAGGCGTGCCTATATAGATAAAGACCTTAATAGTATATTTCGTGTCACTAATGCAAATGAAGAACTACGTAAAGCAGTTGTAGAAAAAAATCTACACAGTTTGTTTCGTGTTATTGGAGATGTTACAGTAAAAGGCGAAGCTGATGATTTACGTAAAGCAATATTAGAAAATAATTTACACAGTATTTTTAGACTTGTTGATAATGTAGAATTAAGAAAGGCTGTAATAGGCGAAAATCTTTACAGCATATTTAGATTTATATACGACGAAGATGTTCGTAAACTTGTACTTGAAGATAACATTTGGAAACTGTTTGATATATTTGACAGATTTGTTCAAACTGACTTTACTCAAGCCTTTAAAAGAATTTTAGCAGATAGTATAGAGATAGATAATGATTGTTTTAGTAGAGGACAACTTAAAAGTAAAATATGGTTAGTAGACGAACTTCAAAAAATTAATAGATCACTAGGCACAGTATTTTTATGTGCTGGTTGGTACGGTACACTAGCAACTATGTTGTTTGAAAGTAATTTACATATATCAAAAATTAGAAGTTTTGACATAGATCCTAGTTGTGCCGACATAGCAGAAGTCTTTAATAAAAGTTGGTTAGTACAAGATTGGAAATTTAAAGCAACAACAAAAAATATATTTGATATAGATTATAAAAATTATAACTATCAAACAATAAACAAAGAAGGACAACTATCTAATATGTCTGATAGTCCTACTACAGTTATTAACACAAGTTGTGAACATATACCTAATTTTAGTGATTGGTATGAAAAATTACAAAGTGGCACCTTAGTTGTATTGCAGACAAATAATTACTTTGATATCGAAGAACATATTAATTGTAAATCTAGTCTTAAAGAGTTTTCGGATGAAACACCGATGAAGCAAGTTTTGTTTGAAGGTGTGTTAGACTTAGAAAAATATAAGAGGTTTATGAAAATTGGAATTAGATAAATTTACAGTCAGAGAACTTCAATTAGAAAGTGCAAGGGCATTAAGCACCATGCAAGCAACAAGTAATAATATTACACAATTTAACAAAGAAGCACATCATAATAGTCATAACTGGTACAAAGCAGTAATTCTCTGGTATGTTGCTCAATATGGTGATTTGCCTAGTAAAGTTGGCCCAGGAAAAGATGTAAAGTTAGTACACGATGTATAGATACGAAAACATTAAAGAAGTACATTTAGAAATTACACAACGTTGTCAAGCGGCCTGCCCTATGTGTGATAGAAATTGTAATGGCGGCACAGATAATCCTCACATAACAAATGCAGAGTTAAGTCTTGAAGATTGTAAACGTATTTTTAAACCAGACTTTATTAAACAACTTAACACAATGTATATGTGTGGCAACTTAGGCGATCCTATTGTTGCTAAAGATACACTAGAAGTTTTCAAATATTTTAGAGAACATAACCCTAAAATGTGGTTGAGTATGAATACAAATGCAGGAGCAAAAGATGAAGCATGGTGGACTGAACTTGCCCAAGTTTTTGGTAGAATGGGTGCTGTTATTTTTAGCGTGGATGGCCTTAGGGATACTAATCACCTATACAGGCAGAATGTTGTTTGGGATAATGTAGAACGAAGTGCTAAGGCATTTATTGCCGCCGGCGGTAGAGCTCGCTGGGATTTTATAGTTTTTGAACATAACGAACATCAAGTTGATCGTGCAGAAGAAATAGCGAACAGTATGGGTTTTGAAAAATTTGTAAGAAAAAAGACAGGCAGATTTTACAGCACTTCGCAACTTTCTGGAAAAGAAACGCACCAAGCAGTGAACAGAAAGGGAGAACAAACACAAAATTTAGCAAAACCTAAAGATACAAAAAATATTAATTTAGCTTTGCTTAAAGAAGAAGAAATAACTAACACATACGGCAGTATGCAAAAATACTATGATACCTGTTCTGTAAAATGTAAAGTTGCTGAACAAGGTAGTATATTTGTAACAGCCGAAGGCTTGTTAATGCCTTGTTGTTGGACTGCCGGACGTATGTATAAATGGTGGCATCCTGATCCAAGGGTAGAACAGATTTGGGATCATATTGACTCAGCAGGCGGAAAGGAAGGTATAGATATTATAAACAATGATCTTGAACAAGTAATGCAAGGAACTTTACTGAAAGGAATACAAGACAGTTGGTCTATACAAGGAATACAAAATGGAAAGTTAGGTGTCTGTGCAATGAAGTGCGGAACTGAGTTTGATCCATATGCGGAACAATTTAAATGATAAACAAAATTGAATTAGAAATTACAAGTAACTGCAATGCGGCGTGTCCAGGATGTGCTAGAACACTTAATAGTGATAGGTTAAAAATTAATAGTTTTAACTTTCATGATATTGTAAGATTGTTTCCTACTGAAGCAGACATACGTGGCAAAGAATTTAAATTTTGCGGAGTTTTAGGTGATCCGGCTCTTAATGTAGAATGCGTCAAGATGGTGGATTATCTAGTGACCAACGGAGCGTATTGCGAACTTAGTACAAACGGTGGCTATCAAACTGCACAATGGTGGAAAAGTTTAGGTGCAATAGCAAATGATTATCCTGGCAGATTGCATATACATTTTTGTGTAGACGGACATAAAGAAACTAATCATATTTACAGAGTTAACACTAAATTTGATGTTATTGAAAGAAACATGCAAGCATTTTCGTCTGTTGCACCAAAAGAAAATGCGTCTTGGATATACATTGTTTTTGATCATAATGAACACGAATTAGAAATTGCAAAACAGCATGCCAAAGAATTAGGTTTTAAATTTGCTACTAGAACAGGTATGCGTAATAGTTATGACGATTGGGTAGCTACATTAAAAAGAAAACAAAATAAAAAAATTGTAGAAGAAAAGAAAACTATTACAACAACTGGCGAAAAAGAACACAGCAAAGTAAAAACAGTAAAAGAATTAGACAAGTTTATTGAAGAATATCAAAACACTAAAGTAGATGAATCTAAGATAAAAGAAATTACTGATAGTATTGTTTGTAAGTACATTCACGAAGGAGAAATATTTATTGCCAGCGATTTAACTATGTGGCCTTGTTGTTTTCTCTGGGATAGTGCTTTTAAAAATAAAGAAGGTATATTAGACAAACTTTCTAACTTCGATCCTAACTGGAATAGTTTGAAAGTTCATTCTATACAAGAAGTTATGAAGCATCCGTGGTATCAAAAATTACTAAAAGCAAGTTGGCATCCATATCACGGTATGCATTTGCCTAGATGCATAAAAACTTGTGCAAAAAACAAAGCATATCATAACGAAATAAACTACGTAGTTAATTAGGTAAGTATAAGTATGACTAAAAAAGTATCCGACACTTGGTGTATTTTACCTTGGGTTCATCTATCAACTAGACCAGACGGAAGTATGCGTGTTTGTTGCACTGCTAATGCAAGCAGTGTAGGACCTACTAATGATAAAAAACATGGCGGACAAGTAGGAATATTAAAAACTGATGACGGCAAACCTAATAATCTTAATGTAAGCGATTTTGAAACAGCCTGGAATAGTACTTACATGAAAAATGTAAGACTACAAATGCTCAATGGAGAAATGCCTCCCAGTTGCATGAAATGTTACAAAGAAGAAGCGGCAGGACATAATAGTAAGCGTATGTGGGAGACCGCGTATTGGAGCGAGCGTGTTGATGTAGATAACCTAATTGCAAGCACAGCTGAAGATGGCAGCGTTCCTCCGCAACTTGCATATATTGATTTGCGTTTTGGTACCAAGTGCCAACTTGCGTGTGTAATGTGTAGCCCGCATGATAGTTCAGGTTGGATCAAAGATTGGAAAGCAATATTTCCTGCTGTTGAAAATGCTAGTCTAAAAGAAACTATGCAATGGAAAGACAAAGGCAGCTATAACGGTAGTAGTTACAATTGGCACAAACAAAATCCTACGTTTTGGAAACAGTTTTATGAACAAATGCCTAACATGCAACAAATATATTTTGCAGGCGGCGAAAGTCTTATTATTGAAGAACACTACGAAATACTTGAAGAAGCAATACGTCAGGGTATTGCAAAAGATCTAGAACTGCGTTATAATAGTAATGGAGTCGAATGGCGTGAAGATTTGTTTGATCTATGGAAAGAATTTAAATTAGTACGTTTCCATTATAGTGTAGACAGCATACACGAAATGAATAGTTATATTCGTTACCCTAGTAAATGGGAACGTACAGAAGAAGTGTTTCATATACTTGATAAAGAAACTCCTGATAATACAGAAGTCACAGTTGCGTGTGCTGTACAAGCACTAAACATTTATTACATACCAGATTTTATTAAATGGAAATTGCAACAAGGATTTAGAAAAATTAATATGTGGCCATTTGGAGCAGGAGGAATTAACTATCATTTTGTTTATCATCCTCCTCATTTAAATGTTAAAGTATTACCTAAATGGTTTAAAGAA